TTCATTTTCACGGTATACCTGAATATACCGCCTAGCAGCAACCCGTGAAATGCCACGGTAGGTAATGTCGCAATCTTTCATCCAGATTGTTAGGTTAAAAGTTCCAACTCTAGCCATTTTATTTCTCCATCACATAAGTCCACTTACCATCGGACCATTGTTTATAACGGACAACCTTATAACCTTGAGCATCAAGTTCCTCAATACGCTTTGCGACATAACGGAAAGAACCTGATACGATTACTTGTTTCATACTAACCTCCAAAATAAGCAATAAGACCAACACCGAACATAAGGCCGACCAAGGTCAGGAACAAAGCGAGACATTGGACCATTTGTTCATCATCTTTAAACATCATAATCTCCATCAAATAGTTGAATAATAGCCCAGGCACCAAGAGCAATTGGTGCCGCTAGTGAAACCGCCAAAGCGAGATTACCGAGAAATACCCACATGTTATCACCCATTTGATTTTGAGAGACCCAATTTATTACGGCGACTTTCGACGCCAGCACCACGATAAGCAATCGAACCTCTATTGGAATGGAAAGAGGTGTTGGAACGATTACGGCCACCTTTTTTGCAAACCGTGATAGCACCACCATTTTCAAAATATTCCTTGATAGCATCGGTTGTATCAACGGAGAAAGATTTAGGAGCAAAACGAGCAACTGACATATTATTACCTCACATCGGTGTTGAGTTTAGGTTTGCGGGATTTGATTAATTCACGTTCTAAGGTATGAGCAGCGGACTTACCACGGACCACGTCCAATACAGTAACGTCAAAGGAGTCAGGACCATATTTGCGTATAGCAATACAGAGCTTCCAGTTTTTGTTTTCTGTAAGGGCCCGTCGGACATGTTTCTGCCACCTTCTGGTTAGGGATTTCTTAACAGCCGACCGTTCGACAAAGGTTACACCGATATATTCCTGTCCGTTTACAGACAGACTGTAAACAAGGTGTTTACGATCAGACCGTGATTTCCGTTTTTGTGTTTTCATCATGGACGTATAATAGCACTAAGGAACGGAATAGTCAATAAAAAAGGTATGTAAACGACTGCGACAGGATGTCGCACCCTAACCGCCGTTTACATACCTCTGTTTACAATCAGTTTTGTTTACAATTAGTGTTCGTAGAAATCGTCCACTTCGTCAAAGTCCTCGGTGTGTTCGGACCAGGCTTTCTTCCAGTTTTGCACAGGACGCCTCTTGTCCATTTTCTTACCCATGATACGTGAATTGCGGAACTCTTCCACTTCTTCTTCGTCCCATGTGATATGCTTTGCATTGTTGGTTGAAAGGTTTGATTTTAATGTTTTCATATTCATGCCACCTTATGAAGTTTTAGTCCTTTTAGTTTAAAATTATCACCCCAAGCCTCGAACGTAGGTCCGTGGCCAGAAGGTTCATTATATAAGTGTTGAAAATGGTGCACCATTTCGTGCCCCAAAATCTCCACAAAAAACTTTTCATCTTTAAAGGTTTTGAGAAAACTAATACTTGTTTGACCATGCTTTGGATCATTCTTAGTATAATAGTAGTAAAAGGCATATACATCATCGCCTTTATGATTGGATATATAGATTTTATCCACGGGGGCAAGCTTATTACCAAAAATTTGTTCGTTGAGAATGTTAAACCATTCCCAAGCACTCTGAGATGTTACACGATATTTGACATTATCATTTCTTAGTTGTTTTAGTTTACGACGGTTATTATAGTAATCCAGGGAACGCTTCATTAACTAGGGCCTCTGTTAGATATGGAACTTTCAAATCTTTCATTAGCATACCTGCAAATACATCTGCTTCTTTCTCCTCTAAAGATTCCAAAATCTGAATTAGGATTTCTGTCTTTCTTTTTTCTGTTAGTCCTGCTGGTACTCTTGGATTGCCTTGAGTGAATAGATAGGCACGGTCAAGAGCCGCAGTCATATTACTATACGCCATACCCGCAGGCATGTCAACTCTACGCCATTTTGGGATTTCAGCAACAGTAAACTTTAAACCTTTATGGAAAGCACCAAGCAGGATGTTTCTTAGTGCATAGGTATCATTTTTACGAAGGACAGCAATACGATCTTGTTTATTGCCGACCTTTCTAAAGTCTTCAAACACCTCATATATATTCTTCTTTGACATTAAAAATCTCCAATGGACTCTATCATTACCTTGAGTCCTTTATCAATGAAATAGTTCAACATTGTTTCTCTTGTAGCAGGCTTGGTATTATCAAATGCCTCTACGATCTTTTTTTGAATTTCTCCTGGTATATAGTCAAAATCAACCAAAGTTTGATTACGTTTATAACCACGTAACATAATATCCGTAGTGCAGAAAGTTTCGGCATCCTGACTAATCCACTCCTGAAGTCGTTTACTATTTATTACCTTCTGTCTTTCTCCCAGGACAAATGTATTGTCGGCGGATAGAAAGTTTGGAATGCCATCACCACGATCACCTTTGATGATATGCTCACGGATATATGCCTTTGGGTTATCAATCTTGATGAACCTCTTTAGAATAGGACTATACTGTGTTACATTAGGATATTTCTGTAGTTGTGCAAAGTCTTTGTCCGACGACAAAATGAGAATGTTGGCATTCGGCGCCAAACGTGCGGTTAAGACAGCAATGACATCATCAGCCTCAGCACCGTCTACATCTAAGACCTTATAAGGAAAAGACACTTTTAATTCGTCTCTAATCTTATTTAAGGTATCAAAGATCATACTCCAATCTAACCCACTGGCCTCACGGTCATGCTTACGTTGTGCCTTATAAAATGGGAAGTATTCTTTACGCCAATACTTTTTATTGTCGCAACATAGAATAACATTAGGATATTTGGACTTGAATTGTCGGACACTTGAACGAATGGTATTGATACACATATGACGAATAAGATCCTCATTCATCTCATGAGACTTGGTGATAGTTTTTAGGTGTTGCATTAGGTTAGATATAAGGACTTGATTAAGGTCCACCAGAACATAAGACATAATTAATTCCTTTGTGATGATATAGTATTATATCACTTTTCCTTTTCTTTGTCAACCTCTAGCATTATGGATTCAATCCTTGCTGCCAACTCTTCCTTTGTCATGTCTTCCGCATCTTCGATGATACGGACATTTTTATCAACAAAAGTTTGTAGATAATGGTCAAAACCATATTGGCGATAAACGGCAGATTTTATGGCATCTGCCACGAGGACCAAGTCTTTAGCAAAGTCTTTATCTTGGACATTCATATCATAGTTATCTAGTTCAGTCACCAGAAAGCCAGTCATATCATCAATAATTTGGTCAGCAATTTTCAATTCGGCTTTTCGGTTTCTTTCAATGATATGATCTTCAGGAACTTCTCGGACTACTTTGTGTTTTGGGAACTCGATAACTTTCTCGGTCATTTACTTGTCCTTACTTTGGTCTATGAAATATCCATAACCATATTCCATCACCTCACTCTTGGTTCTTTCGTATAAACCTATGTGTTGGTCTTTACTCCATCCATCTTTATCAACATGCTCATACCAGTAAAGATAGGCCAATTTTTGTATCATATCTATTTTTTCTACTGGTATGTTGTTATAGAACTTCATTTTACCACCCTTAACAATATTGTTTCTTCATTACATCGGCCATTGGCCTTGGTTTCTGTAGTTTTAATAACACTCATAATCTTACGCAAACCAACTTTACCCTCGTTTAACACTTGAGGGATTACCTGTTCTGGTTTTCGGAGTTTTTTGGTGATAGAAGTATCTTGATCATATCCGATGATCGTAGTCCCTCTGACAGAAAGGCCGCTATTACCCAAGGCATTATACACAGAGAGATTGCGATACTTAGTATTGTAGACCCAAAGTTGTTGCGCATGAATAATATCCTTAGGTTGGACACTCTTGATATTTAGGTCTTTATCTTCGACCTTGTATTTCAGTTTAGAAACCAAGACATGTGCCGGTTTCTCTTTCTTCTTACGAGGTTTACGAATAGAGACCTGTGCTGCCGATGTTTCATCAAGGTGATCTAGGATCTTTTTGATGAACAAAGCCATGATTTTAAGAACCGGCTTACGCCACTTGCTATACGCCTCAACAAGGTCTGGATCTTCACCTTTGAGTGCTTCGGTGATTTCTTCGTATTGTGGACGGAAGTGGTCTGTAATCCTCTTCGCCACTGGCGGTTTAATTGCCTTCTCAAGGGACCACTTCTTAACGTCAAACTGGATTACTCCTTCTTTATAGAAAACATCTAATTCCTCTTCAAGTTCCGCAATAAGATCGGACGCCTTCGCACTAATGCGGTCTTGAATTGATATGACGGGAACTTGGTTCTTTTCTCCACTTTCCTCTGTCTCCGAAACATCCAACACCGTTCCGGCCAAGTCCTTAATTCGTTGCTCAATGTTTTCCCATACTCCGTCTGGTAGAGTGCTTCCTGTGTGGAGGAGTCGGCAATTCCATCCAATTGAGTGGAGTTCCACAGACTTAATGAGAGATATTCGTCGGACGATTTCTTTGTCATAGTTAATACTCTTTAGGTAGGATATAGTGAATGACTTGGCATCATCACTTGTGTAGAAATAGTTAAACCAGTTATATGCAACAGCCAACTCGGCCTGTGTGGAGTCCTCCGTGACCGTTGGTTCAGAACCAAGATACTTTTCATCCGCAAACTTAGGACGAGTTTTCACTTTCTTCTCCTCAGACAAAGATATTTCCTAGTGATTTGAATTCCGATATTACACAAACACCGTCTTCAGTTGGATCGGAATTATATTCTAGTTCCTCAGCAAAGTCAAGAGCCTCGTTTATTGTATAGAAAACGGGAACCTGTGAAAAGGTATCAAGGATAGCCTCAATATTACCTTCATACTTTCCTGTTTCGGAGTTCCATTCACCATATATATTCTCTATGGCATTGGCTCTAGTAACACGGTATTCTGGGCCTCTCTGACTTTCAGTTAAAAAGACATATATTCCATTATCAGCAGACATGATTACTTCCTTTTACGATTGTTACGAGCCTTGCGTTTTGCTGAACCAATCTTACGGCGACCTTTGCGAGGTCGGTTTTTATGACAATGCGGCATATATCACTCCTTCAATACTGTTTGGACGGAATCAACTCTAAATGATCTCCATCCTTTGTTATCAACATCCCAAACCGCTAGTGTATTAGGATTTTCGGTTTTTGTTACTGGTGCTACTTCCGATAAAAATTGTGGTAGCATATCAGGTTGTAAGGTGCACCTCATTTCACGAATAGTACCATCAGTTTTTTCAAAGACAACGGTATGAACACCGTTCTTCAAATCTTCCTTTAGTGCATATTTATCAAATAAACTCATCTTAGTCATCCTTTTTCCACTCATCAACAACCTCGGTCAGTTGTTCATAACCACCTACAAACATTCCGTCAAGTACCACAATAGGAAATGACCTTGCTTCAGGATACCATTCTAGGATTTCATCACGGGAAAAATGTTTGTTAAGTTTATATTCCTCAAACTCAAGGTCGGTAGTTTCAAGAAGATTAATGGCCTTTACACAGAAAGGACAAGAATCCTTTGAATAGATTGTTACCTTCATATTTACCTCCATAATCTTAACACTATAACACACTCACTAAGGAAAAGCAAGTCATTTTTTGATATGAGATTTTCTTACTCTTACCATGATCCAGGTATTATAGTAATCTTCGGTCAACAAAGCATCCCGAGCAAACTGCTCCTTTGCTTCAAGATACGAAGCCTCACCTTTAGACTTACAAAGATATAGGATTTCTCGTTTGAACTTGTCTTTACCGTATAATTCCACATGCTCATTCAGTTCTTTGTTAGAACCATAATAATCTTTCCAGTCGGAGTCAACCTCTTTTTTCACCCGTTTACCTTTTTTCTTGGTAGAACGGGTGAATTTGAATAGTTTCTTTCCAATATATTTACGACCTGTTACCTGGTTTGTTATAAGGTAAACAAACGAAACATATCCATCTGGTATTTCTTCTAAAGGTGTATTTTTATATAACCACATACACCTACTTAGGCATCAGTCCTCGTCATCTTCCAATTCAGGAGGATATTTCTCATAATATGCCTCATCAAATGCTTTATCATTCTCTAAACATTCATCAATGTTCTTGGCATCAAAGTCTTCAAACACTTCAAGCAATATTTCATAAACGATTTTACGATCATCATATGAAACCTCACTATCAACCAGTTGTTCAATAATCTGATCTAGTATTTGGGAACCTGTATTCCAAGCCATTAGTTTTTCCTTTTAGTTTATAATTCTTATTGTTGTACCTTCACGGTCGTTCTTTACAATCCCATAAAGAAATGCTGCATGACTGGGACTAAGCCGAACACAACCATGAGATGCAGGATGCCCCAGATTACCAGTATGTGGAGTAGCATGGATAGCATAACCGCCACTAAAAAAGATGGAGTGAGGCATCGGCGCATTGTCATATTTCCTTGAGTAGTGCATTGGTTGTAGTGAGTAAGGATAAAAAGTACCGGTTGGTGTATAGTATCCTTTTCGTGCTGTTGATACAGGGAATTGCCATGAACCTTCATCGGTATCAACCTGCATCATCTGGTGTCGTTTGCTGATAGTGATATCAGTCTGTGCCATTGCTGGTGTTGTTAGTAGCATCATTGCAACAAGTAGTTTTTTCACATTAGTCTCCATTACAGTTAGTTATACCATAAACTTCACAGTAAGCTTTAGTCCAGTCTCCTGAAATCTTCTCCTGTGCTTCTTTCAAGGTCATCTGACCACTACATACTAAACTATGTAGTTTATTCTCAAGTTTATCTTTCACATGGGCATTCCAAGGCATCGTTATGTATGACTGTGGCCAAAGATTGCTTATCTCATTAGAACCACCTAACTGTAAACTGATTAGGTGGTCTATCTCATACTGACCGGGTTTACGAGATGTGATACCATAAATCTGGTACGCTTTGTTCTTCACAAACTGCGGCACGTTTCTAACACGGCCAGCATAACCAGGAACGCAGACCTCTTTCTCTGTAACAGGAAGAGTTGCGCCTGGTGTTAATTGGTGGTTTGGCAGCAAAGGGTCGAGTGCCATTGCTGGTGTGGTGACAAGGAGAAGGGCGAGGATTAGATTTCGCATGTGCCACTTGTGCAAGCTAGTGTCTGCACCCCTTCAACATTGTCTTCCATCTCAACCAAACTATCCCAGTCAAGGTGTGTTGGAATAGATGGTAGCATGGCATCATAAAGGTCTTTGGTTATGGCCTCATAAGGTGCTTGCCGATAGCTACCACCATCGTAAGGTAGGAACGATACGCCGGACATCTCATCAAAGTGGTCGTAAACCCAGGCACCGACCTTCATCCATTCGTCCTCACGAACATTGATAGTGACTGATGGCTTGTGTTCCGCCCAACTTTCCTGATACACCGCCCATAGTTCTAGATGACTAATAGCGTTGATATCGTCACGAACAACGGCACCTTTTGGTGCTTTCTGTGGGAAAGAGAATACGGTTGTGGAATCAGGCTTCATAACATCTGGTTCCCAAGGCACACCCTTCTCTTTCATAAACTTTGTTAGAGGATC